TTGTTAACTGGCACGTCAACACCAACAAAGTCCCAACCAAAGTGATCGGCTGCATCTTTTGCACCGAGACTATCACTTGTTTGTTTGCCGTTGATATACATGCTATAGCCAGTGACTTTCTTACCAAGTCTTTGTGCGGCAAGACCACAGGTAATGCTATCTGTGCCTGCCGATAATAGAACTGCTACTTCATCTTCATTAGATTCACGGTCAACAAAATCAATTATTATCTGATCTATGTTTTTCATACATTCTCTTTCTCAGTTCACTTGACGAAAAGTCATGGTTACGTTTGTTGAAATACAATTCTATTCCAAGACGGTCGCATAGTTCTCGACCTGTAAACTCCATATCTTTATACTCTTCACCTAATATTCTAACGTCTATTGTATACGATTTTAGTATCTCTGTCAAGTCTTTTTCGTAATAATATGGAATTATTTCGTCAACATACTTAACAGCCGAGAGTTGCATATAACGCTCGACTACGCTTTGAACAGGCGTGTTCTTCTCTATTCTATCAATACTTGGATCTACTTGCAATCCGCAAATGAGATAGTCACACTGCGACTTAGCTTCTTTAAGCATCGCAATGTGACCTGCATGTAATAAATCAAAAGCGGAACAAGTAAACCCAACTATACTATCGGGCTTTTTTCGCACTTTCAATTTCATCCTTCAATTTCAACTTCTTAACTTTGAGAGGCGTGATATACTTATCTGGTGCCTTCTCTGCTTCTAACGCATCAATCTGAGCGTGTATTTGCTTATGCTGTCTTTCAAGCGATTCTAGTCTTGCTTCAATTGTCATGCTGCCATCCTACTAAAGTTTTTCACTTTCTCAAAACGAATTACGTGGTCAAACTTCTCATACAACTGGTCACCTTTGTGACTAATGATGAATACGTTTGAGTCTGCTGTAATCTCGTTAATGATTTTCAAAAATTCTTCCGTGCCTGCATTGTCTAGGCTCGAATCCATAATCTCATCCATAATCAAAAGATTGGTTGAGACAGAGTTGCGAAGCTTCGATACCGAACGCCATGTAAATAGTAGCGCAAGGTCAATACGAAGCTTCTCGCCTTCAGAGAACGATGCATAAGAGAATACATCACGGAAGCGTGATTTGATAGTCTCGTTGAAGTTCTCATCAAGTTCGAATTGGACAAAGAAGTCCATTGCGGCGAGATACTTGTTAATCAACTTATTCATCACTGGCACGTATTGTTTAATGATACGTGTCTTGATACCGCCGTCTTTTAGCATAGAAGCGACAAGAGTTAACATCTCTTTGTCTTCAAACAACTGACTTTGCTTAGTGTGATACGTCACAAGGTCGTCTTCAAGTGCTTGAATAGAAGACATATCAATCGCTTCGACTTGCTCTTCTGCTTCTGTAAGTTCTTTTTTGATGCCCTTACATACACTCATAGCCATCTTATAGTTGGCATTGTGTTCACTCATCTCAAGGTTCTTACCAGAGATTTCGCTTTCTACAGTGTCAATCTCATCTAAACGAGTGGTTACACCCAATAGTCGATTGTTGAGTTCTTCTCTTGCTGTTCCGATTTCTTCGATTTTTGTAGTAGAACTGGCAACTGTCTCTTCTTTAAATTCATGTTCGATGCCTTGTCTACAGGTTGGACAGTTGTCGTGTTCTTCGTAGAATACAATGTCTTTGCGAAGTTTAGATAGTTTATTGGTAAGTTGACCATCGATTTTCTCCAACTCTTGCTTCTTTTTCTTCATAGCAGGCTTGTCTGCTACGCTTTCGGTAAGAAGTTTAACCTCTTGCATGATAGCATCAACAGCTTCTTGCTCTGCTTCAATCAAAGCAATCTGCTCTTTTAGCTTCTCTTTTAGCTTTGCAACTTCACCCTCTTTGAGTTCACGAATACTTTCGTTATGCTCTTTTGAGGTGTCGATACGATTCTTCAACAAATCGATTTGATATTTAATCTCTTGGATCTCTTCTTTGTTGCCAGAAACTTTCTCTTTTAACAAAGTATTCATGACTGTAAAGATTTGAATATCAAGCAAGTCTTCAATTACTGCACGTCTTTCGCTTGCCTTCAACTGCATGAAAGGCACAAACGTAGATGAACCAAGCACAACGACTTGACCAAACGACTTGTAGTTAAGCTTTAGAATATTCTCTTCAAGGTATGATTGATAATCACGTGCTGCAGCGTCTTGGTTAATGAGTTCGCCGTTACACCAGATTTCAAATACATTGGGCTTGATGCCACGCTTGATAAGATAATCTTTTACACCAATATTAAACGCTAGTTCAACTTGTAAATCTTTCTGATTGATTGAGTTGAGTAGCTGTTTCTTGTTAATGTTACGAAATGCTTTACCATACAAAGCGAAAGAAATGGCGTCAAGCATTGTTGATTTGCCTGCGCCATTCTCACCAAGAATAAGCGTTGACTTGTTCTTGTCTAGTTGTATGTCTGTCCACGAGTTGCCAGTAGACAGAATGTTTTTAAAGCGGACCGACTTAAAGTGGATCATAGATTGATAGCCTCATTATATAACTCTCGCAAGAAGCCTTCGACTTTTACTTTATCGCCCTTAAACTCAAGGTTATGGACGTATTGCTTAAGTATCGTCATAGTGTCTTGCGCTTCATCAAGTAGTTCTTCTTCATCAATTACATCAAGATTCTGGTGGTCTTCTACAACTTTAATGTCAGCAGCTTGCGACTGTTGAAGACGATCCAAGAACAGATCGAAGATGTATGGGTTAGTCTTGTTTCTTACTATAACCTTTATGAAGGTGTTTGTCAACCCCGTAGTGTCAAGATTTGCCACATCTTCGATAGTCATGTCAACATCGTCATACATGATTTTGTGGAATTGACGATACGGATTCTGCACATGTGTCATAGTGCGTGTGTCTGTATCAAAGACATTGAACCCACGCTTTTGACCTTCGTCTGACCACGTCATCTCATACTGCGCACCTAGATAAGTGATGTTACCGTGCGAAGATGGCTGATGAAAGTGACCTGAGTAAACACTATCAAACTTAGAGAATACATTACGATCCATACCATGGTCGCAAATGTGCCCTTTATCCATCTCATAGCCAGTAATCTCGAAGTGACCCATGAGAATTTGTGCTTGAGTGTTAGCCATTTCTTGCATAGATTCGTCATAGTTCTCGGCACAAATCCATGGTGCAAGCATAATCTTACAACCATCCATGTCAAGTTCTACTGGCTTGTCCCAATATAACTCAATATTATCGTATGCCGAGTTGTTGTAAAGTTGACGAAGACTATTCACTTCATTCGTATTTTTGAAGTAAGTGTCGTGGTTACCTGCAATCACATATAGCTTAATACCTTCTTCATTACAAATTTTGAAGAAGTTCTCATCCATATTTTTTGCAGTGACGAAGTTGATATACTTACGTCTATCTGTCAAGTCACCTAAGTGAAAGACTGTATCAATGCCATGCTCTTTTAGATAAGGAAAGAACACCTCACGATGAAACTTGATGATGTGTTCACCAATAGCAGCATTATCATTTCTTGCACCCCAGTGCGTGTCGTTAAGAATCGCTATTTTCACTATCTTCGTCTCCGATAAATTTCTCTAGACCCTTTTTCTTACGTTGCTGCTTCTTTTTACTTTCAATGCGCTTTTCATAAGTCGAAACAAAGTCATTCATGTAATCGTTGTTTAGGTCGATATATGAAGCCTCTCCAGGGCTATCACTACCACCACCGCCTACGTCATCACGTTCTACAGCAGTGCCATGGACAACAGATTGCTCTGTTACCTTATGCCTAATATACAATTGTTTTTTCTCTTTGTCAATACGTCTTAAGAAAGCATACCAAATAATTTGTGTGAAGTATGCAAAAGGGTTACTAGATTTATTCGGATCGAAGTTACCTAGCGCCTGGACGGCGTTTTCAAGCCCATCACTAATCATCTCATCTTTGTATGTGTAGCCTGAGAAGTTGGGCTTAGTCGCAAGTCTATTTGCGATTTGATATAGACACTCACCGATGTAGTTTGGGATTCTTGGATTATCGTCACCAGATTCTTCAGCATCTTTGCACTTTTGCTTGTATGCAATTATAGCCTGCAAGAATTCAGGATTGTTGACATAATTTCTCTTCGGTTTCTTGACCATTGCTTACCTCACTTTATAATTTCATATACTATACTACAAATCGTTACGATTGTCAAGGGAAATATATTCTAAGATAATCCAAGATAGCCCTTGACAGGCTTACCAAACTCTGGTATAATGTCTTTATGGCTTATAATAATATTAATGCTTTATTGATGTTTTAGACTCCATGAGTGTCTGGAACATCTCTTCAAGATCAGAAGCGTAATCGTCATAAAGTAGAGAATCGTTGTCACGGTCTCTTAGTTGTTCACGAAACGATTCGTAATATTCAATTGCTTTAGTATTAGCAATTTGAACATAAAACACGTCTTCTTTCTTAAGAAGAACGGAGTTCTGCTCGGAGAGCAGCAAGAAAGACTTAGCATAGATTCCTTCTTGCGGGTCAATTTCTATTTCTAATGGGTTTTCAATAATAACGTGATTGCCTTCGTCCTGCATAAGGACTCCAACAATATCAATGCCTGTCTTCGTCTTTATAGTTACGTATTCTTGCATCGGTATTACCCCTTAATGTCTATATTATATATACGAAACTCAAATCCAGATTCCGAGTAAATTTTTACTCTCTCTTTAAAGTGTCTTACTGCGAAGTTCTCTTTCTGTTTCCATTGTAAGTCATCGACTATATCATATAGTGTTGCTTTTTCTTTTCCGTTACCTTTTCGTAATACACGACCAATAGACTGAAGGTTACGAATTTTAGACTTAGAAGGACTAGCAAAGATAATATTATCAAGACGTTTAATGTTAACGCCAGTGCTAAAGGTGCCATAACTAGCCAGAATAATATTGTCACTAGTAGATTCGGCAATCTTTCGAACTTCTTCTCTAGTATCCGCA